AGATAACGATACAATTCCTCAATCAATCTAGGTTCAGCAGAATCTGCCCATATCTCTTCTTGCTTTGTGATATCCAATTTATGCAATCTATCAATTATATCTTTTGTAACTAATCTTTTTTCATAAAGTAATTCTTCCAAATAGATTCTATCACCACTTTTATATACAGCAACAAGAGCAGTTTCATCAGAACTAAACCCAAAATCAAGCCCAAAACCCACAAAATCAGCGTCATACTCACCACATAACTCAAATTGAAAAACTGCTTTATCGTTTGGAGCAAATTCACCTTTACCATATATCTTCCATTGTTTTTCATTCTTATCTTTAAGCGCTTCAATTGCTTGAACCATCTCTTTGGGTAAATAGGGATTATCAACATAAGTAGTTACATATCTTTCACAATCTTGCATCTGACGTAACCAATGATAAGGAGAAACTGTCGGATTATACGCTAGGATAATCTTACCTGTTGTTCTTATACTTAACTGAAAATAACTTTCTTCATCTACTTCACTAGCCTCATCAATAAAAAGAATATCCGATTTTAATCCTCTTAATTTATCAGCATCATCTGTTGACACAAATAGTATAATAGAATCATTGTAAGTCCAAACTCTATCAGTAATATTATAGTCTTCTTCTCGCAATATGTCAAGGGATACCAAGATGTCTTTGAAATCTTTGATAATCGTTCTCTTAAGCGATGGTATAGTTTTTCTAACAATTGTAATAGTTTGAGGTTTCTCTAATGCTTGAACAATAAGATACTGAAGGATTGCATATGTTTTACCACTTCTCGTTCCACCTATGTGCTGACTAATTCTACTATTGCTTTCCAGCAGATGTTCAAATGTTATCGTCGTGTCTATTGTGACTTCCACTTTTATTAATGTTTATACTGATTTGTTGAATACGATGGTCCACTTGCCCACTTATTTCCATAGCTGATTTCTTTGGCACAATGTATTCCAATAACTTTAAATATAATTTAGCTGCTTCAACAGGATTATCTTTTCTTATCTTTTCAAAATCTTCTGATATGGCATTCAATCCTTGATTTGCCAATCTAGCAATTGCAAGTTTAGCCTGTTCGGTACTTCTATTCAATGCACCTGGCTTTCTACCACCCATTTTATTTCCTACTTCAAACTTTGCCATATTCGTTTATTGCCGTTATTTATTCGGTTCATATATTATTTTAACACTACTTATCTGGCTTTGTAGTGAATGGATGTTCTTTTAGGATTCGAACCTAAACTAACAGAATCAAAATCTGTGGTGCTGACCGTTACACTAAAGAACATTATTATCATTTGGTTTATATGGTTCCATTATCCAACCATGCAATATATTTCCATCTTCATCTAAAATATAAAATGCATGTCTGTCCGTTCTATTATTACTTTTTAATACTAACTCTTTTGTTTTAATCCAATTCCAATCAAAATACAAACGCAAGTATCTATCTACTATGTATGACTCAGATTTCATATGGCATATTCTTTGTTGATGGATATTCAGCTCTTGAATTCATTGGTCTACCTTTACCTTCCTTTTTTGCTTCTGTTGTTCTTCTATCATATATCCATTCTAATATTCCGAATTCCTCTGCTTCTTTTAATTGTCTATCGTAGTGTTTCTTAACTGCTTCAGGTCCTTCTTCCCATGCTTTATCCAATCTTTTCTTTATTGCTGCAAATCTTTTTATTGCATCATTGTTTCTTGTACTGAATGGATATGGATTTTTATTTGCCTGTATCTTACCCATTTCTTTATCTCTTATTCTTCTTTCGTTTGCCTTCTTATTTCTGCATTGGTTACAAAATAATAAAGGTCTTTCCGGCATATATGTTTCACCACAATACTTACATACTCTGGGTTTACTTAAATCTGTTTTTCTAAGACTCATTGAATGGATTATTAATAACTTCTTTTAAATACTTTCTTATTTTCTTTACGGCTAGGAATGTCGTACTTTTACTTATCTTTATATCGTTTGCTACATCATCTAACGTCTTGTCCGACATCCAGTATAGTTGAAATATCTTTGATTGTGGCCAGAGTTTTGTTTGTTCTAAATGTTTTAATTCTTTTAATACATTATCGTATGCTGTTTGTATCTCTATATCTTTATCTGTATCATAAGGTATGTCCATTTCGTTATCGTTGATATCTTCTACATACTTTGTTCGATTCAACTTCTTTGTTTTATTAAGATACCTATGCTTTATGAATTTACTACAATAAAGTAAGTTGTATGAATCATTACCCCACCATAACTTTGGGTTTTGTTTTTTGTGTAAATACTCATACAACTCCATTGTAATATCTTCCGCAGATTCTTTATGTTTGGTCACTTTGAATGCAACTTGCAATAACCATTGATGTGATTCAGTATAAAGATTAGTTAATCTTCTTTCGCATTCAATTTGTAAACTGCCTGTTATTTCCATACTTTAAAAGTTTTCTCCTCTTTCTCTCATCCATAATCGTAAGTGTGCAATTGCTTTTCCCCATAATCCACCACTGCTTGCGCATGTACATGGTTGTGGTTCTCTTGCATTTCTTACACCATTAAATACATTCCAAATAAATGGAGCATCATGTTCAGGTAAATGTGATGTAATCTTTTTAAGTATATCTCTTAATCTATCTACTTCTTCTATTGATAATGGTGCGTATTTATTTTCTTCCATACTATTTAACTTGTTTAAGTTTAGGTAAATTAAATTCTGTTGGTTGTGGTTTAGCTACTCTACCAGGTATATCCATTGCATTTTCTATATTCAAAAATGGTCTTAATGCTTCAATGTGTGGATGGTCTCCTGGAAATGCTATTGACATTGCTGCTAAAATTAAGACTAAATCATTTACTGAATTTAATTTACTGAAATCAATTAGATATAGTTTGTTTTTATCTAATTGATTTTGTTTTCCTTCCATTGTTTCTGCTAAATTAAGTGTTGCTTTTTCCATTTGTTTTTTATTATTGATTAATTAATTTCATCCATTCCTTTGTATCATTATCTCTTACCTCTCTAACTTCATCTAAGTCAGAACTGGTACTCATTTTAGTTTGTGTTGCTATACCTCTTAATTGAAATATCATATTGGGTTGTGCATGTATGAAGTTATCGCCATACCATATCTTTAAACTATCAGGGATATCTCTCCATAAATTTTTTCTAAACGAAAACAGGCATCCCCAGCCCCCTACATTATTTCTATTATCGTATACTTCAATCCTAACATCATTTGATTTATCTAATGTATAATTATCACTATGTGCTCCGATAAATCCCATCTCTAATAGATTTTCGGTTTGTTCTAAATACTGATAATATTCATCAACATCAAAAAGTATATCATCATTTGATATTGTGATGTTTTTGTACTTTGCTTCTCTAACACCTTTATTCCATGCAGCATTCACGTAAATGTTTTCTTTGGGTGTAATTACCTTTAACTTCTCATTCGTTGGAATTTGGTGTGTTTCTGTCTCTCTATTGTTAATTAAGATTACTTCACCTACAAACTCTGAATTTAAATAACGATTAAGTAATTCCAAAGTATATTCTGATTTCCAAATTGTTGGAATGATTACAGAGAATTTATCCATTGCTCTACTGATTTAATGTTTAATAATTGGTTTCTCATTGTTGCGTAATCATCCCAACTTAAATCTACTTTATTTACTTCAGCGAAATCAATTGGTTCGTTTGGTTTAATTCTAATTACACCAATACCCCAATCAGTATCTAATGTACAAACTTCAACATCTTTTTTACATTGTATATCTACGATTGATTTCCATACATCACCTGTCCATGCTCCACCTGGGTCGGTTGTGACTGTTTGTCTTTCTTCGGTTGGTAAACAATCATGCACTAATATAAATCCACCATCTTTCAAACAACCTAATGAATTAAGAATATCTGCTAAACATTGGTCTCTATGATGCAATCCATCAATGAAGATAATATCCCACATATCTTTTGTTACTGGTTCACCACCTAACATCATATCTTTTCTTGGTTTGCATCCCATAAAGAATTCATCTGATGTTCCTTTGAATATATTTCTACTTCCGAAATCTACAACAGGAAATGGTTCTACTCCCATTTTTGATTCTGCAATAATCTTATCAAAATTAGATTCAGGATATTGAACTCCTATTTCCAAATAAGATTTAAAATTGTATTTCTCAATGAGAAAATTAATAATGTCCGTTCTTGTCATTTTATAGTATTGATATTGTTTCTGAATATGATTTGCAAGTTAATTGATTTAACCAAACTCTTCTTTGGTCACATCCACAAGAACTATATCCTAACTTTCTTGCAACCCAATATGCAGCAGTCTTTCCATGTCCTAATGTAACCAAACCAATTATATGTTCTAATATGCTTCCAATTCTAATGAAGCAACCTACACACTTTAATGCTTTTTTCATTTATTTTTGTAGGGAAACCTATGGGGGTTCTGTTAAGTAGGAGTGGCACTCAAATCATTGTATGGTTTATTTGTTCTCTTCTAACCTCTGTTTCTAACTCATATTTCAGTGAGGGGGGACAGGGGGGTGTAAGTAGAAGCAGCATCTAAATCATAAAAAGACACTGACAGCAGACAGCATATAAAAAAAGACTTAGACAAATTAAAAATATAATGTTATACATTAGTAAGAACTTAATTATTACTGCTTCATTATTATTTTAATTAAACACATAAGCATTGTTCTTACCTCTTAATATATAGCCGGAGTTTTAGATTGCCATCTTCTCCGGCTTTTTTATGCGTTTGAAATTTCCTGTTATATTTATTCTAAAGAATATTTTGGTAATCTAAATTATTTTTTGTATATTAGTAATAAATAAAATTAAAAAGATGGCAAGTCTTAAACAATGTAAAGATTGTAATAAAACAAAAGATACTACACAATTCAGTAAGTGTAGTAGAA